TATTAGCATTCACTCCTCCACCTGAAGATTATGATGAGGTCTTTAATGAATAATCAGATTAAACTTGTAAGTGTAACACCAGATGCTGAACAGCATATGGCATACGTGGCCCGTGTTAGTAACCCTAAGAACCAAGATAATGATAAGTTTGCTGGTCTTCTTAAGTATTGTATCCAGCACGGTCACTGGAGTGTCTTTGAGCAAGCATTCATGACAGTAGAGATCAATACTACCAGAGGTCTTGCAGCACAGATATTAAGGCATAGAAGTTTTACCTATCAAGAGTTCTCTCAGAGGTATGCTGATAGTAGTATGCTTGGTGATGAGATTCCTTTACCAGAACTAAGGAGACAGGATGATAAGAATCGTCAGAATAGTATTGATGATGTAGATCCTCTTGTGGTAGAAGATTTTAATCTCAAGATGCAGAGACATTTTGTAGATGGAATGAAATTATATAAAGAGATGCTTGATGCTGGTGTTGCTAAGGAGTGTGCAAGATTTGTACTACCTCTTGCTACACCAACTCGTTTGTATATGACTGGAAGTATACGTTCTTGGATACACTACATAGATTTACGTTCTGCACATGGAACCCAAAAGGAACACATGGATATTGCAGAAGCATGTAGAGGAATATTCATAGAACAATTCCCTATCATTGCAGAAGCATTAAACTATGCAGTACACACCCAATAGCACTTACCAACAATGCCTACGTACGATTTTATTAATAAGAAAACAGGTGAAATTATTGAGCTTGTTATGTCTATGAACGACCTCGATAAATATAAAGCGGATAATCCAGACATGGAAAGATACTTTGGAAATCAAAGAACTGATGCCATTTATGGTAAACCTAAAATGGATGATGGATTTAAAGAGGTGATGTCCAAAGTTCAGCAACAACATCCAACTGCTAACCTGAGTAGATTTACATAATGCCAAGAGCGAGAAAGAAATCCAACGGTAACGGTAACGGTACTGCACCCCTCCAACCAATGTCTAAGAAGATGATGAAGAGGAAGAAACCGATTGATAAGTCATATATGACTGAGATCAAACCTCTTACTGACAATCAAACACTTGCGTTTGATGAGTATAAGAAAGGTAAAAATCTCTTGTTACATGGTGCTGCTGGTACAGGTAAGACATTTATTATGCTTTACCTAGCACTCCAAGAAGTATTGGATGAGATGTCACCTCACGAGAAGATATACATTGTAAGATCTCTCGTACCTACTAGAGAGATTGGATTTCTTCCTGGTGATCATGAAGATAAGTCATACCTATATCAAATACCTTACAAAAATATGGTGAGGTATATGTTTGGTATGCCAGATGATAATTCATTCGAGATGTTATATGATAACTTACGAACGCAAGAAACAATTGACTTCTGGTCTACATCTTTTATTAGGGGTACTACTCTGGACAATGCTATTGTTATTGTAGATGAGTTTAGTAACTTGAATTTTCATGAATTAGATAGTATAATAACAAGAGTTGGTGAAGACTCTAAGATTATGTTCTGTGGTGACATCACCCAGACTGATCTGACAAGAGAAGCAGAGAAGTCTAAGATATCAGACTTCATTAATATCCTTCAGGAAATGAAGGACTTTGCTTGTATTGAGTTTGGCATAGATGACATCGTAAGGTCTGGTCTAGTCAAACAATACCTTATCACAAAATATAATCTTGGTTTCTAAATGAGTTTTACTTTTGTTAATGATCCTATCGTACCGATAGATGTTGATCCGATTACTGAAAATGGAGTTCGGTATTACCCAATTCCAGGTGCTAATAAATACTATCCGAGTGTTACCTCAATCACATCGTTTAAGAACGCAGCATTCTTCGCAGGTTGGAGAAAAAAAGTAGGTGAGCATGAGGCTAATCAAATAACTGCTAGAGCAACTCAAAGAGGTACTGCATTCCACAGTATTACTGAAGATTATATTAAAGATAAATTAAATCTTGAAATATACTTGGAAAATAATCCATTATCTGTTAGAATGTTTCAGTCGGCAAAGACTACACTAGACCGCATTGATAACATTCACTGCTTGGAAACTTTCCTATACTCACATTACCTTGGACTTGCTGGTCGAGTAGACTGTATTGCAGAGTTTGATGGTGAGTTAGCAGTAATTGATTTTAAAACCTCCACTAAAGAAAAACAAGAGGACTGGGTTGAACATTACTTTGTTCAAGAGACTGCATACGCAGCGATGTTCCTCGAACGTACAGGTATTGAGGTAAAGAAAATTGTCACACTCATTGCGGTTGAAGATGGATCTATACAAGTGTTTCAGAAATACAATCTTGATGACTATCTACAATTACTTAAGTCCTACATTGAAGAATTTGTTAGGGGAAAGAATGCCTAAAGAAAATTTACTTGAAGATAAATTCTTAACTCCAACCAAATTCTCTGCAGAGATTGAAAGGTTGGTACATAAAAGCAGTGGTCTCATTACTTACATTGAAGCAGTAGTAACTTACTGTCAAGAGAATGAGATTGAAATAGAAACTGTACCAAAACTTATATCAAAACCATTAAAAGAAAGACTGAAGCATGAAGCTCAACGTCTTAATTATATGAAGCAAACAACTAAAGGAGTCTTACCCTTATGACAAAGGCAACGTTCTTTGAATCAGACCAAGTTCAGGAAAATTTAAATGATATATTTAATACTTATCATGAGATAGCTTCTATGACTAATCATCTTCATAAGATGGATGCAGAAGCAAGAATTGAACACATTGATAAGTGTAAAGTGTTGATAGATAAACAGAGAAATTTTTATACTAGGTTAACTTTAGCATCTAAAGAAGATGCTGAGGCAGCAGACATGAGGGTAAGGATTGATGCTTTGTCTCAAGCATTTGGATATGCTAGTCTCTTGGACTGCATGGATGCTATGCTCGTTACGTTAGGAAGAGCAGAAAAAAGTCAATCAGAACGTGATTGACAATACCTAAATAGTATGCTACGATTACACAGTAGCATTAATACACACAATACGGAGAATACGATTATGTCATTTGCTTCACTAAAGAAAGCTGCCTCTGCTGGTAGCACTCTTAGTAAACTGACACAAGAGATAGAAAAACTAAACCAACCTCAAGGTGGTGGAGGTGCTGATGAGCGTCTTTGGAAACCTGAGTTGGACAAATCTGGTAACGGTTATGCTGTTATTAGATTCCTTCCTGCTCCAGACGGAGAGGATATGCCTTGGGCAAAGATCTGGTCACACTCTTTCAAGGGTCCTGGTGGTCAGTGGTACATCGAGAACTCTCTTACTACTATAGGTAAGGATGATCCCGTTGGAGAACTGAACAGAGAACTCTGGAACAGTGGTCGTGAGTCTGACAAAGCAACTGCTAGAGTACAGAAGCGTAAGCTTTCTTATTACTCTAACATCTATGTTGTGTCAGATCCTGCACATCCAGAGAATGAAGGTAAGGTCTTCCTTTATAAGTATGGTAAAAAGATCTTCGATAAACTTGTCGAAGCAATGCAACCTGCTTTTGCTGATGAGACACCACTTGATCCATTTAATCTATGGAAAGGTGCTGACTTTAAGGTTAAGATTAGAAAGGTTGATGGATATTGGAACTATGATAAGTCAGAGTTCGCTGCACCTGCAACGTTAGGTGGATTTGATGATGGTGAATTAGAGGAGATCTGGAAACAGTCTTATTCACTTGCTGAGTTTGAAGCTGCTAAGAACTTCAAAACTTATGAGCAATTGAAGTCAAGATTGAATTTGGTATTGGGTAAGAATGCTACCCGACCAGCACCAGTTGCTGTTGATGAGAGTGAAGAGGAAGTAGTACCTGCTAATTGGGGTAAAGAAGTATCGGATTTCAGAGAAAAAGTGGGTGCAACAACACCTTCTGTTTCAGCATCTGAAAGTGATACCCTCTCATACTTTCAATCATTAGCAGAGGAGGACTGATTATAAACTGGCACAAGGAGGACTTAATATCCTCCTTGTGCTGTTATAATAAGTATATTAACAAGAGAATTATGAAACTAGCACCATTATTATTGTTCCCATTTCTGATTGCTGGCAGTGCTCAAGCGTACGAGTCACAACCAGGCTGGTCTTCATCGAGAAAATGTATACGCAAAGAATATAGAGAAGAGTATGTTCCTGGTACAGCAAACAGTCCAGGATATGTTAAGTCATGGCATGATACTATTGAAGTACCATGTAGGCCATGGAGATCATCACAACCTAGAGAACCAAGACCAATCTATCAAAGACCACCATCACCTGACGGTAATGAGTGTAGTGAAGGAGCAGTTCTTGGTGGTATTTTAGGTGGAGGTGCTGCTGCAGCACTATCTCAAGGAGATGGACGTTGGTGGGCAATTCCTCTTGGAATCGTTAGTGGTAGTGTAATAGGATGTGACATTGATGGAGGGTAATCCATGACAGAAGAGAAGATCAAAAGTCTTTGTTATACTAAAGAAGAAGTTGATCTTATGATAGAGGCTGCTGTTGCTGAAGCAAGAGCAATAGATGAAGAGTCTATGCGTAAACATAACCGAGATGCTACTATTATTAGTATGATTCTCGGTTTTACTTGTTTGGCATTGTTTTTAGATGGCACACTAAGGTTACTTGGTATTATCCCACCTTTTCTGGACATAGATATAAGTATAGTTGATAAGATTGCAGAGAAAGTAGAGACTGAAGTCCTTCCACTAGTACAAAAAATACCGAGATTTTAAATGAACGTTTATGATGATTTTCTTCCACAGAAGGAAGCAGGTGCTATACATTCTTATATAATGGGAAGTCATTTTCCTTGGTTTTATTCATCAGAAGATCCATCATGTAAGTATGAGCATGTTTTTTATTCTGCTAAGGGTGAGAACCCAGAACCAGATAGAGAAATTGCTGCTGGTACATGTTTGATATTAGATCCTTTGATGGCTGCATTAAAAGTTTCTAAACCATTTGTTGTTAAAGCAATCTCTATTGCAAATACAGATAGTATAATACAGCAAGAGTATACTACTAGTACAAGAAAGACTGCAATTTATTATGTTAATAGTAATGATGGAGTACTTGAAATTGCAGATAGTAATACCTCATATTCATCGGAGAATATAAAGGTTGAGAGTCTTGCTAATTCTATTGCAGTATTAGATGAAGGAATTAAGTACAGAGGATCTACTTGTACTGACAAAAAAAGAAGAGTTTTTATACGTGTGGAGTATGAAGAGCAACCATATAAAATGATAAGAGTCGATAAATAACTGTTACGCAATGCTTAAATCATTATAAAAAACCCCCTTTATGGGGGTTTCCTAATATAAAATAGTATGTAGAATTCAACACAATCCAATGTCAGGCGATAATCTTCATGGTGCTCAACCGTCTAAGTACTATACCGAATACGGAAAAGAAACATTAAGTAAATATTGCGAAGCATCCGTTGCAATGGATGAAATTAAACAGTCTAGGTGGATCGATACAAATTATATCCTAGAGATTGAAACTATGTTTGTTAACGCACGGTACAGGACAGGTAGTCCCATGCAGGAATA